CCACCGACAACTGATACTTCCTTGTACCGAATAAAATGAGCCCGTTTCTTTACCATTTCCTGATTCGCTTAATAGTTGGAGTCAATTCGGCCAAAGCTGCCTTATCCGAATACTTACGCGCTAAAAAAAGAAGCCTTTGTTTTATACCCTCAACGTTTCGACCCTCGGACCATGCCCCTTCCCCTTGGGAAGTGACTGGCAAAAGGGATTGAAGACACGGGATTGCACACTTTTCCAGCTCAGCAAGATCACCCGTATATTCGTCGTCACCGTTTATCTTTGAGGCCAATAAGTACAGCTGGGCGGTGCTTTCATCTACCGACCCAACTTGCACTACATTCAAAAAGGCTTCTTTTTTTGTCATCGTTACACCGTTTCAGTTTGGAGGATCACCACGTTTTTCACTTGAGAGTGCCCAGGAATACCGATAAACTCAGCTGCTGTATACTCTGTCATCGGACGACGTTGGAACCATTGCATAATCTGAACTCCCATGATACTGCCGTATTGGTAAACTGAAGGCTGTCCCATTAGAACTTCATTATTGAAAGCACTATGAACCAAACCAAGATTACCTGCAGGAATAAATACAGCGTTGTCCACCGCCCATGAGTTGACCAAAGATTTAACGCCGTCTTTTGCAACCGGAGTAACAGCCTCCACGATCTCGAAGTATGGCAAACGCAATTGGCGCATCATCTTGTTTACTGATTCCTCAGTAGTCAAAAAGTCCACGCTAACGTCGTTTGAAAGCTTCATGATTTGCTTCAAACCTGCTTTGATCTCGTCGTTATCGAGAATGCGATCAAACAAAGTGTCGTGTACCAAGATCTTTTCAAGGAACTTACCTTTGTCTCGGAACTCCTTGTTAGTTTTCTTGATTTCGGTTAAAATCTTTGCTGTTGGATCACTCCATTTCTTAGCAACCTTGCGAATGTTCGCCGCTGGAATACCAAGATTCAAAGTCCACTTTACACCATTGGGGTTATTATTGGTATCGAGGATAATTGTACCAGTTGATACCGCTTGCAATGCCATTCCGTTGATACGACGTAAAACGGAGCTCGCAACCTTCTCCGCTTTCTCATAGATCTTATCTAGGATAGCATTGAACGTTGTTTGATCGTTGACATTTACCAACGCCTGCAATTGGATTAAATCCCGATACTCTTTTGCGGTCATATCGATAGCGATGGCAATAGTCGGCATTTCCCCTTGTAGTTTACCAAGGGCATCTTTCCCCATCAAAGGGATTTCGGAGCCGTCATGGATTACTGCAGCCATTTCCTCGATAGTTTCGTCACTGAAAATAGTGGCGAAATCCAAGGAGACTTGCTTTGGTGCAAAAGCAAAGTATTTTGTGAACCACAATGGCGTTTTCAACTCCGCTTTCACTCGCTCGAGGATCACATCTAAGGGCACTTGCAATTGTGCCAGGAACCCATCTAATTTTTCTTGTTCTGCCATTTTCTATTAATAAGATTGTGAGCGGATAACACGAGGCATTTTAGCTCCTAGAACAGGGCCAATACCGGTGGTACGGCGTTCGTAAACAGTGCCCGACTGTAATAGAGTTACTTCGTTATCTCCGTCGTGTACTTTGAATTCTAAGTAGTTTAATGCAACAAATTCGTTGGTTGCATCTTCCACGATCACATCACCCACCTTTTGAGCGGTACCGATTGTCGCATCTACAGTCACCAAATCGAAATTGGCATCCGTCTTATCGAAAGAGGCAATTGTTTTACCTCCGAACTTTCCACCGACCGCGAATAAACTACCTTTAGCAACTTTATAAGCCGTTGCCGAGGCTGTGGCATTCTCAACCACTCGAGCCGTTTTAACGACTTTAGCTGATCGATTCGCCTCATCAAATTGGATGACAGTAGCACGCCCGATAGTGTCTCCAACGGAAACATTTGATTTGTCCAAGGTAAAACCACCTTGTACGGAGCGAGTAGCGTCATCAATTTGGAAAACAGGGATACTTCCCCCGTAAACAGTTGACGTAATTGATTTCATTTCTAACTTTCTTTTGCGGTTTCTTTCGTCCCCTTCCAACCATCAATTTTCGATTGTACTTCTTTGGAAACTTTATCAGATGAAGCGGAACCAGCAGGTTTTCCAGTAGAATTATTATTGGCCTCCTGAACTGAAATAGTCTTGTTGAACTCGACTAAATCATTCAAACTATCCTCAAACTCTTCTTCTGATTTTGGGAGCCATTTATCGCGAAGTTTATCATTTTTGATACCCTTGTCGGATACGGCTTTAGCCCATTTTTGAGCTAATGTTTCTTGCTGCTTTTCAGATTTCAATGTTGTGATTTCTTGTCGCATCTCCTGGAGCAACTTCAACATTTCATTTCCTTCACCTGGATTTTCCTTTTTATCTGGTTGCGTTGAGTCGCCCCCTTTTTCTGCTTTGGCTTTTGCTACGGCCGTATTAACTCGGTTGTCAATATCTCCCTGAAAAGCTTTCAGCAAATTTTCGACCCCACCAATGGCGGTTTCAATTTGATCTTCCTCCGTTACGGTTGCAGCTAAATAATCGGCCACCCCCGAAAAGGCTTTCTCCCCAAACCCTAGGTTTTTATACTTAGTTTTTAAGGCTGACAATATCTTTTCTTTCATATGAAAATTATGTGATTATAACATATTTACATACAAAAGAACTGTATTCAATTTCTATTGAGTAGGAATATAGTTCTTATCTTATTGATAATTGGGGATTATCAAATACGAATGGAGATAAAGATTTTATCGAACAATCAGTCCGTCCGATTTTCTGTATTTGTATTCTATTTTAGGTTCTTTCAATTTGATGATTAAGTTTTTATCATCATCAGTAATCTCAATCCCTTTCTCGCCCAAATAACCGTAACCATTGATCATATTTTGCCAAAGAGGAGCCGTTAAATCTTTCGGGCGTTTTGTAGGAAAACATTTTACTATAATATTCCCCGATTCATTGTAAAGGACTATCATTCTGTTCTCCTCAAAATAATATGCTGTGATTGATTTCATTAAAAAATCTTGAGGTATTTCTGTATTTTGCAAAAGCGGAGCGCCTGTATCTTTATAAAAACTCAAAAACCAAGTACCATTATAGCAATAGAATGTTTTATAAGATAAATTCATGTAGGAAATAAACTTGTAATCTAAATTTGAAACATCAATGCCGACATTAACAAGTTTATCATTGTATGGGTAAACAATGGAGTAAAATGCAGGCATGGGGCTTCCTGTTGGCCCAATCGGATTTAACTTCTCTAAAAACATCAAAGAAGCAATATCACTAGGTTTTGCTGTACCATCGACTGTAAATCCAAGTTGACCAATCTTATTTATGAACTTAGAATCAATTTTAAAACTTGTTGTTGAGAACAATCTTCCAGAATCATCAATATATGCAATAAAAACATCAGTACCTCTTAAAGCTGCAATTGTTTTGTATTTAAAATTTAGTGTACTCCCTTCTGCAAAGTGCTGATATTTCACCAAGTCTGGAATTAATGACACGTATTTATCTCGAATATCTGTACCTGTTTTAACTTCTTGAATTGGTTTTTCAGTCTCACCAGAAACATCACTCTTACTACAGCCGGTAACAGCCAAGGAAGCAGCTAATATAAATGGAAAAAATCTTTTCATAAT